GTGAGGGTGAGGTCGATACGTTGTCGGCAGCAGCTTGCCTCGGTAAATACCATGCGTCGGTTGTAGGTATACCGCATGGGGCAGCTTCAGCAGCTAAAGCTATCAAAGACAACTACGACTACATAGCGCAGTTCGACAAATGTGTCCTGTGTCTCGATAACGATGACGCTGGGCGCGCTGCAAGTCTGGAAGCTGCTCAAGTTCTACCCATTGGGAAAGCCTACATAGCCACAGTCCCGATGAAGGATATCAATGAGTGCCTAGTGGCTGGCAAATCAGCGGCTGTTGTGAGTGCTATCTTTGAGGCCAGAGTATACCGGCCTGATAGCATCATGACCTCTGCCGACTTCAGAAGCGTGATTAGTCAGGATGATGCCGCTTCATCCATCACTTACCCATACTCAGCCCTCAACGCCATCGTAGGCGGTGTGCGGCTCAGAGATAATGCGGAGTTAGTGACTATCTGCGCCGGTTCTGGACTCGGTAAAACTACACTGCTTCGAGAGATCACATATCACCTTCATCAGCAGGGTGAGAAGCTCGGATTGATAAATCTGGAAGAGTCTAACAAGCGCAGTCTTCTAGGTTTGATCGGGATCCACCTAAACAAAAACATCACAGTGAACAAAGGCCAAGCATCAAAAGAGGAGATAGAAGCTGCTTATGATGAGCTATTTCCAGATGACCGCCAAATCTACCTTTACGATCATTTTGGCTCTTGTGACATAGACACGATCATCAGGCGCATCAGCTTCATGGTCAAAGCCCTTGGTGTGACCGTGATCATCCTCGATCACATCAGCATCTTGGTCAGTGGTCTAGCCACTAATGATGAACGCAAGCTCATAGACATAGCCATGACACGCCTCAGAACAGAGGTGGTGCAAGAGCTTGGCGTGACTGTAATGGCGGTTAGCCATCTTCGTAGACCATCTGGAGACAAGGGCTTCGAGGGTGGTGAGACACCCACGCTGCAATCTCTTCGAGGTTCAGCTTCGATAGCCCAGTTATCAGACATCTGCATAAGCCTCGCAGTGGAGAAAGACGATCCAAACAGCGACACCAGAATCCTCTCAGTCCTAAAGAACCGCTGGTCGGGTCAGACAGGCTGGGCTGGCAACATTCAATTCAACAGAGACACAGGACGATTAGTCGAACAAGGGAGCGAGTTCTAATGACACATCCAATGACACTTGATGGATACCAGCTACAAGCTGAGACAACCTTTATCGTTAAAGACAGCAAGATTGAGTACCTAGCCCTTGGATTGGCGAATGAGACAGGAGAGCTTCTTGGCGTTTTGAAAAAGCATATGAGAGATGAGGAACAGCCTTTAGCCGACATGGACTATGAGAAACGCCTCACAGTCATGAAAGAGCTTGGTGATGTCTTATGGTATGCGGCTGTCCTAGCAGCCCAGTTACAGTTCGACTTGTCCTCTGTAGCTGAGATGAACCTTCGCAAACTGGACAGGCGTATGCAGCTTGACCTGATCAAAGGATCGGGAGATGAGCGATGAGACGCATGTTCTTTGACTTGGAGACTGACGGTTTAGACCCTGATGTTATCCACTGTATCGCGGTTGGCGAAGAAGGCCATCCAGTTTGGAGCTACGGTCCTGATCAGATCAAAGAGGGCTTGGAGATGCTCTGTGAGGCTGATGAGCTAATTGCCCACAACGGCATTGGCTACGACTTCAAGGTAATCGAGAAGCTGTACCCAACATGGCCTTTCAAGGGCAAGCGCGTAGACACCCTAGTCCTCTCGCGGCTCATCAGGGCTGACCTAAAGAACGAAGACTTTGAGTTCAACTGGGCAGTCGAAGAGATGCCTCGCAGGATGTACGGTTCACACGGCCTCAAGGCTTGGGGTTTAAGGTTACAAAAGAACCTCGGCAGCGGCTTCCTAAAAGGCGACTATGACGGTGGCTGGGAACACTGGTCTCAGGAGATGCAGGACTACTGTGAGCAGGATGTCAAAGTGACGATGGCTCTCTACAAGTACCTCAAGCCTGACGCATGGCCTCAAGAGGCTCTGGACATGGCTCATCAGATATCCACGATTGCTGAAGACATTGGCAAAGCTGGATGGACTTTTGATGAGGCCAAAGCTGGCAAGTTATATGCCGAGCTATGCACAAGGCGTGAAGAGCTTGACCATGAACTCCAAGACCTGTTCGAGCCTTGGGAAGTGCATGAGACATTCATCCCAAAGCGCAACAATAAGACACTTGGTTACATCGAGGGTGAGCCTTTCATTAAGACTACGGTGGTCAACTTCAACCATAACTCTCGCAGACACATAGAGTTCTGCCTGACTAAGAAGTACGGTTGGAAGCCTTCTAAGAAGACACCACAAGGTCACGCTATCATAGATGATGTTGTGCTTGGAGAACTGGATTACCCAGAGGCCAAGAAGTTGTCGGAGTTGTTTCTTATCCAGAAGCGGGTAGGTCAATTAGCGGAAGGGCCACAGGCTTGGTGCAAGAAAGTAGATAGTGACGGTAAGTTGCGTCACAGGATCATCTGCCCTTCTACACGCACTCTTAGGTGTACCCACATACAACCAAACTTATCGCAGGTTCCGGCAGTACGCCTTCCCTACGGTAAGCAGTGCCGTGAGTTGTTCACTGTGCCTTCTGGATACCAACTTGTCGGGTCTGACTTATCGGGAATCGAAATCCGATTATTCGCCCATTTCTGTGCAGCTTACGATGGGGGTGACTATGCGAAGAAAGTCTTGGAATCAGACATTCATCAAAGCAACGCAGAGGCGTTCAGCGATGAGCAAACCAAAGTTGAGAGGTCAGTCGCCAAGGGCGCACTTTATGCACTCCTCTACGGTTCCGGTGACTACCGACTTGGAGCAATGGTCGGAAAAGGAGCCAAAGAAGGAAAGCGACTAAAGGATAACTTCATAGCCGCTGTGCCAAGCTACGGCATCCTAAAAGATAAAGTCGAGCAAGCCTCTGAAAAGGGTTTCATCACCTCTCTGGGTGGCAACCGTATCAAGGTAAACTCAACTCACACTGCACTAAACAGTTTGTTGCAATCAGCCTCAAGCGCGGTCAGCAGCATGTGGCTAATTCTTCTATCAAACGAAATCAAACGACAGAACCTCGATGTGACCATCCTTGGGTGGATACATGACGAAGTACAAATGGCAGTGAAAGGAGACCCTGATCATGTCGGTAATCTCGCTCGAAGATGCGCGAAAGAAGCTGGAGAAGCGTTTAGCCTCAGAATCCCAATCGAAGCAGAGTATTCAGTCGGAAGAACTTGGGCTGACACTCACTGATGAAGACATTGACCAGAGAACCATCGAGGCTCTGTTGGTCATGTTCGAGGTTTTAACAGAAGCATGGATAAGACCCTTCACCACAAAGTCTAAGTTTGCCAGAGACAAGGCAAACATGGTTGCCGTTGCAGCCACAGAAAACCTAATCACCACAAGACTGAACGATGAAATCTGGGGCAACCGATGGTTGATCACTGACGATGGCTTTGCGTTCATGAAGGAGATCGAAGATGACCTTGTTAATTGACGCTGATTTGTATCTTTACAGAGCTACAGCAGCTACCGAAGAAGAAGTCTGTTGGGATGCCGAAGGTGAATCAAACCTCTGGTCTCTCGATACTGACTTAAAGCTGGCTAAAGAGATGTACTTTGACCAGATGGATACGTTCAAGGAGAAGCTGCATGACGATGACTTAATCATGTGCCTGTCCTCGAAGAACAACTTTAGAAAGAAAGTCGATCCAAGCTACAAAGGTAATCGAGCCAAGGTGCGTAAGCCTCTTGGATACATTGCCATGCTCGACTGGCTTCGCCACCACTTCCGCACCTGTCAAATGGAAACCCTTGAAGCAGATGATGTCCTTGGCATCCTAGCTACAAAGCCAGAGAACAAGGGCAAGGCGATCATCGTGTCTGACGATAAAGACATGAAGTCAGTACCAGCAAAACTTTACAGACCGATGTCAGATGAACGCTTCGATATCACTGAAGCTGAAGCTGATAAAGCGTTTCTCATGCAGTGCCTTTGTGGAGACCCCACTGATGGTTACTCAGGGCTAAAGGGATTTGGACCGAAGTCATCTGAGAAGCTGCTTGGTGCAAGACCTGACTGGTCTCTTGTTGAAAACGCTTTCATCAAAGCCGGTCACACCAAGGAAGAAGCCCTAACACAAGCAAGGCTGGCTCGGATACTCCGCTGGAGTGACTGGGACAGTGAAAACAGAACACCAATTCTCTTTGGGAGCAAAGAATATGAAAAGGCACGAACAGTTCATGAAGGATCAGTTAAAGGAGAAGGAGCCTGACATAATAAAGGCACCTTCACATTACGCTAAACACCCCAACCAGCCCGTAGACTTCATCATGTCTAACGGGCTTTCTTTTTGGGCTGGCAACGTCATTAAGTATGTCAGCCGCGCAGGTACAAAACTGTACCAAGGGCAAGACCCTGTTCAATCCGAAATCACCGATATCAACAAAGCCATCCGCTATTGCGAGATGCGTCTAAACCAGCTTGCAGGGAGAAACCCAAGTGATCAGTAATCATCTACCTACCGACTACCAAACATTCATCGCAACCAGCCGCTATGCGCGGTGGATTGAAGAGAAAGGTCGCAGAGAAACATGGGGTGAAACAGTGCAACGCTACACTGACTATCTCCACTCAAAAGACATCAACCTGACTGAACAGGACTGGGATGACATCGAGGGTGCTATCCTAGAACTAGATGTCATGCCTTCCATGCGCGCCTTGATGACGGCAGGTGCAGCAGCAGACCGTGATAACACTTGTATCTATAACTGTTCTTATGTTGCTGTTGATCACCCACGGGCTTTTGATGAAGCCATGTTCATCTTGTTGTGCGGAACAGGCGTGGGCTTCTCAGTAGAGCGTCAGGCGATCAGTCAGCTACCTGAGATATCTGCGTCACTAGCAGACAGTGATGACCTGATTGTAGTCCAAGACAGCAAGGAAGGCTGGGCTAAATCTCTACGCAAGCTGATCTCGCACCTATACACTGGAGACATCCCTAAGTGGGACTTGAGCAAGGTTCGCCCTGCTGGATCGAGGCTGAAGACATTTGGTGGCAGAGCCAGCGGTCCAGAGCCGCTAAACGATCTGTTTAAGTTTGTTGTGGCTAAGTTCAAAGGTGCTACCGGACGCCGACTAAACAGCATCGAGTGCCACGACATCATGTGTAAGATTGGTGAAGTGGTTGTCGTTGGTGGTGTACGCCGGTCAGCCATGATCTCACTGAGCAACCTCTCTGACACACGGATGGCACATGCCAAGTCGGGCAGTTGGTGGGAGAATGAGCCTCAGAGAGCCTTGGCTAACAACTCAGCCTGTTACACAGAGAAGCCAGACATGGAGACCTTCTTGCGTGAGTGGCTGGCTCTTGTGGAGTCCAAGTCTGGTGAGCGTGGCATCTTCAGCCGTGTAGCAGCCGAAGCCCATGTAGCTAAGAACGGAAGACGCGAGACAGGGTATGCTTGGGGGACTAACCCGTGCAGTGAGATCATCCTGAGAAATGCCCAGTTCTGCAACCTGACTGAAGTTGTTGTCAGGGAGACAGATGATCTTGAGAAGCTGAAACGTAAAGTCAGACTGGCAACCATCCTTGGCACCGCACAGTCAACCTTCACGCATATGCCTTACTTGCGTCCTATCTGGACTAAGAACACAGCATCTGAGCGTCTTCTTGGTGTGTCTTTAACAGGCATCATGGATCATCCTGTGCTTGGTAAGAACGTAGACAGTGCTAAGTGGCTTGCTGAGATGAAGCAGGTAGCTATCGACACCAATGCTGAGTATGCAGAGCGTCTTGGCATCGAGGTGTCTGCTGCCATCACCTGTGTCAAACCTTCT